TGTTAATGGTGCGTTTGCCGCAACTCCGAATGGCGGTGATGTATTCATTGAAGCGGCCATGTCCTTACGTGGTGTTTATCGCACTGGTGCAATTTGGGGTATGAATCGCTTCACTTTTGCCGCAGCAATGAAGTTAAAAGACTCTGACGGTAATTACATTTGGCAACCAAGTTGGAATTTGCAAGATGCGCCATTTGGCACAATTTGCGGTATCCGTGTTGCGCCTGATTTTGACCACATGGACGACATTGCAAACTCTAGTTTGTCGATGTTTGTTGGTAACTTGAATCAGGCTTATCAAATTGTTGACCGCCGCGGTATTAACGTGATTCGTGACAACATCACAGCTCCGACCTTTGTTAAGTGGTACTTTAGCAAGCGTACTGGTGGCGATGTGGTGAACTCTGAAGCCGTCCGCTTCGTAGAATTTAAGGCTTAATCGGGAGTACACAAGATGAGCGTTACTAAAGACTTACACAGTCAGATTGTTGTTGGTACTGCTATTGCTTTGACAGCAGTTGCCAATGGTGAAGATGTTGCAGGTGTAGCTATTGACCGTCAAGGTAGCGAGGGCTTGGAAATTATTTTTCAAGTCGGCGCATATACTGACGGTAGCGTAACACCGTTAATCGAAGATTCTGACGACAATGTAACTTATACAGCCGTTGCTGATGCGGACTTAACTAATACCGAAGCAAGTGCAGCTTTAACAGCCGCAGGCGTGTCGAGCATTGGTTATGTGGGCTGGAAGCGTTACGTTAAAGCCAGTGCTGTTACAGCCGCAGGTTCTACTTTGTCCGTAGGTGCAACATACGTTAAGTATGGTGTACGCTTACAAGGTGAAGGTGAAGGTGAAGTTGGCCCTGCATAACTAACCACAGGACGCGCCCTTTCGTGGGGCGCGTTTTGCTAAGGATAAAACGAATATGTCTTTGTTAATCTCAGAAACTGGCATCGAGCCACTAACCACCGCACAGGCTAAGGCGTGGGCTAAAATTGAGAACTCAGACGAAGATACATTGGTTTTATCGCTTATTACATCATGCCGAAAAGAGATTGAGTCTTTTACTAAATGTGTATTACGTCCGCAAATTTGGCAGACAGAATACATTTTGGATAAAGGCCAATACATATTTTACTCACCACGTTTTTTTGCTGACAGTGTCGAGATTAAGATTGATGATGAGGCTTATACTGATTTTGTGTACAATCGAACAACTGGCCGCGTCAAGCTCAATAGTCAATTTTATGCTAATGATGAGCTAGTAATCACATGGAATGTCGAGACACAAACAGAGTCATTTACACCACTCAAACAAGCACTTTTAGACCTGATTACATACCGCTTTTATAATCGTGGTTTGTATGATATGCCTGATAATGTTAAAACAATCTTGAATATGTACAGGATTTTTAACTTATGAACATCGGCAAATTAAGACACAGATTAACCATTGTTGAAAATCAGAAAGTATCTGATGGCCAAGGTGGTTTTGTGTCTGATTGGGTCGAGCTAGGCAAGGTTTGGGCTGATGCTAAACCCATGACACCAAGAGAACGCTTTTACCGTGGCGAAGAACAGCACACGCAGGGCATGACTTTTACAGTGCGTCAAAATCAATCATTTTTAGTACCAAACAGCCAAAAAAGTGACAAATTGCGGATAGAGCATCGAGGCAATTATTTTAGGGTGATTGGCATAGCACAAGACCAATACAACCTAGATTTTTACATTGTTAGTGCCGAACTTTTTGGAGCGACAGTAACATGAAGCAAAAAGGCGCGATGTTTGTATTACAGGCTGATATTAGCGGCACTTATACCACGTTAGCGGCCATGCGTAGTACGTCTATGACTATCAACAGCGAGACGGTAGAAGTCACAGACAAGGCGTTTTTGTTTCGTGAACTATTAGAAAATGCGGGCATTAGCAGTGTAAGCGTTAAATCTAGTGGCGTTTGTAGTGATGATGCGAGTTATGAATTCATTAAGACAAAAGTGCTAATCGGTGCGGTAGTCGATTGTAAATTATTATCAAATACTAGCGAGATTTACGCAGGCGCGTTTTTGTTTACATCGTTAGAGTCTAGCGGTGAGTTTAACAAAGAGGAATTATTTAATCTAACAATTGAAAGCGCAAATACAACAAGCATCATAAACAATGAATTTCTATTGTTAGAAGATGGCGGATTCTTTTTGTTAGAAGATGGCGGACGTATCGTGTTGGAGGCTGCATAATGAGTCTAACATCTCAACTAATGGCGCGTATCAACCACAGACTACAAAATAATTTAGTTATTGCGGGCGAAATTGTCGCTACAGAGATTAGACGCTCAATCAATAAAGCACCACGCGGCGGTAAAACATATACTTTAACTAACCCGAATCGGGTACATAAAGCATCGGCAGCAGGAGAGCCGCCTGCCACCGACTTAGGCTTTTTGGTGCGCTCAATACAAACTGAGCCTGATTTAGACAATTTAAGAGTGCGTATTTTATCGCTACACTCTATCGCGCCTTATGCTAAACGCTTGGAGTTTGGCGACATGAGCCGTAATTTACAGCCTCGCCCATTTATGCAGCGCGGACTACAAACACAGCGTCAAAAAGCGATTAACATCGTACAACGTGCTGTTAGTCAAGCTATGCGAGATATGCAGGGAGCTAACATAAGATGAGCTTATTTAATGATTATGTAAAAGCTGTTTATACCGCGCTTAATGGCACGACAGGGCTAACAGGGTTAATCTCTGAAAAGCTAGATAATGAGGGAACATGGCCAAAGATATGGATAGAAGATGGCGGTGCGGATGATTGGTCGAATAAAGATGATGATGGTTTAGAGGCTACAATAAATTTGCACGTTGGCAGCCGTTACGATGGCTCAAAAGAATTGCGTACGCTTATGGATAAGTGCCATGCGGCATTAATGAATGTTGATTTAGTTTTGGCCAATGGTCAATCGGTGTTATGCCAGTTTAAAAGGCATGATATAGTGACGGATAGTGACGGTGTAACACGTCACGGTATTATGCGGTTTAATTTGTTAATCAGTGAGGTGGCTTAAATGGCTAAGTTTAAAGGTCGTGAGTTTCGTGTTAGTGTTCGTACAAGCACTGGCCCCGATGTTTATGCGGTAATTGGTGGTATTCGTACCGAGTCAGTAACAATCAACAGCGAAACAGTCGATGTAACCGACAAAGATGGTAACGGATGGCGCGAACTGTTAGAAGGTGCGGGCATTACTAGCATGAGCGTTAAAGGCTCAGGCGTTGTTAGTAATAATACTGTTTTTACCCACCACATTATGGCGGCAAAAATGGCAGATACTCACATTACTATTAAGTTGGAAAGCGGCTTAGGTGATGTGTTTACTGGTAAGTTTGCCGTGCCTAGCGTAGAACGCGCGGGTGAGTACAACAAAGAAGAGACGTTCAGCATCTCGCTAGAGAGTGCAGGCGTAGTCACTTACACAGCAGCAGCGTAATGGGTGCATAACATGAAAAACAGAGGTTTTGTTACTTTTACGCTTGATGATGTTGAATTTGAGCTTGTGCCAAGTTTTGAGAATTTGGACAGGCTTGAGTCAGTCACTAATAAGCCGATTTATACTATCGCTAATCAACCTAAGTTAAGCGATGCAATTAAATGTATTTTGGCCTGTGCTAAACCAAAATACGGCAATATGCCGACATGGTTTAATGCCAATGGTATTTTTGAAAAGATTAACGCAGAAAACAAGGCAGTTGATGCTTGTATTGCGCTAGTTAATTTTTGCACAGGTGTTTTGTCATCGGGAAGCGAGACTGATATTAAAACAGTGGGCGCGGATGACTCAGATGCAAAAAAGTAGAGGATGGCATTTGGTCGAAACTATGGTCAAGTGCTGTTATTTACTTAAACATACAGCCGAGCGAAGCATGGAGGCTTACGCCTGTTGACTTTTGGCGATTGTGGGACACCCATTTAGATAAAATGGAAACAACCACAGGCAACAGCTATACCAAGCCAATGAGCATGGCCGAATTTAACGAACTTAACGACTTTTTGGACTCAAAACATGGCAACAACTGATGACCTAATTATTAGTATTCGCGCTGATGTTGGCAGGCTAGAGAGTCAGTTAAGAAACATCGATTCACAGCTAAACAATACCGAGCGACAAGGCAATGAAACAGCCAATGCTATGCGCAACATGGCATTGTCTTTTTTGAGCGTAGGCGCAGCGGTTGAAGGTCTTAAAAAGCTGGTCGAGGTTAATCGTGAGTTTGGAATACTCAAGGCAGGACTTGAAACTGCAACAGGCTCACTCAATGGTGCAAATGAAGCGTTTGGTGCATTGCAACAATTCGCACAGCAAACGCCTTATGATTTAGCGCAAGCAGTTGATGGGTTTACCAAGTTAGTCAATTTAGGATTAACGCCAAGCGAGGCCGCACTTAAATCGTATGGCGACACTAGCGCAGCATTAGGTAAAGACCTAAATCAAATGATTGAAGCGGTAGCGGATGCTGCCACAGGTGAATTTGAGCGTTTAAAAGAGTTTGGTATTAAAGCCAAAAACAATGGCGATACTATCGCTTTTACGTTCAAAGGCGTTACCGAGTCAGTCAAAAACAACTCCTCAGAAATTGAAAACTACTTAATTAAACTTGGCCAAGTCAACTTTGACGGAGCTATGCAAAAACGCATGGATTCGTTAGACGGTGCGATTAGTAACTTAGGCGATTCTTGGGACGCGCTTTTTAGAAAGATTGGCGACAGTGGTTTAACCCAAGTTGCAAATACAACGTTCAGACGCATAACAGACGCTTTAAACGAACTTACAGAAAAATTAGATGTTTCAGGTGTTGAAGATTTCAATAATGCAATTGAGACTCTTTTTGATTCTATAATGGTTTTAGTCGGGATAGGATTAACTCGTTTAGCTGCTAATTTAGCAATATCTACACAGTCAGCCATTCAAAACATGATTGCCCAAAGGCAGTTGGCAGCGGCGGCACTATCATCCGCAGAGGCTGATTCTATTGCTGCAAATATAGCAGTTAGACGTTCAGTTGTTGAGAAAGAACTAGCCATAGATTCTGTTAATAGGGCAAGGGCGCAAAACACAGCAGCAATTGCATCTTTAGAAAATGCACAAGCAGACGCTCAAAATGCAGCAATGACAGCAGCATTGGCAAGAAATACTGCAAATGCAGAAGTGGCAGAGTTAGCTAGAACAATGGCTCTTGAACGGGTAGCAGTTGCTCAAGCTAACGTAACTCGCACAAGTGCCGCAATGTCAGCAGCCATTAATACAGCGGCAACTGCTTCTAGCGTACATACAACAGCATTAGCAACTCAAACAGCGGCACAAACAGCACTTAATACCACTCAAGCCGCATCCAATACCGCAACTCGCACTGCATCAAGTTTGCTGACTGCTTTGGGTGGCCCATTGGGTGCAACGATTACACTATTGGGACTTGGTGCAACTGCGTGGTTAGCGTTTGGGGATAACTCACAAACGGCAGCGGAAAAGGCATTAGATGCAGGAAAGCGCATAAAAGAAGGTTTTAGCGGTGCAAATGATGCATTAATTCAACAACAAAACGGATTAGCAGAAGTCAATGGCAAGATATTAAAACTAACAAAAACAATAGACGAATGGAATGCGCGTGGGTCAGGAATACGGCTAATTGACAAAGAGACCGAGTTAGCATCATTACAGCAACAAAGAAAGGCGATTGAGGAAAATATAAATCTCATTCGCAATCAGTCTATTTTGGATAGTTTTTTATCAGATAACGGCGGCGAC